ATAAAGTTAATTCTGAATTAATGAAAGATACTTTTGAATTTATTCAAAATCCTACACTATTTACTCGTATTATGGGATATACAAGGTATATCTCTAGATTACCGGCAAAAGCAATTACATACTCACCCCCATTTGTTGCATTCAACTTTATTCGTGATTCAGTGACAGCAACAGTTAATTCAGCTTTTGGTTTTATACCTATACTCAGTAGTGTTCAAGGTTTTGGTATGACTTTTTCAGGTAATGCTAATGGTAAAAACATGAAAAAATATGTAAATGCTGTTAGACAAAATGATGAATTTAGAAAAGCATGGGTACATGGTCTAGGATTTACAAGTAGAGCAGAAACAGAATGGAGACCAAATACATTTGTAGATGAAATTGACAAATACGGAAGAACAAGCTCTAATGGTTTTTTAAAAAGAAATTTAAATTATCTTGGTGCAAATTTTTTTAGTCGTGGTGTAAAAGGTTATGTAGATTTAGTAGGTAGAGTAGAGTATGCTTCTCGTTTTGCAGAATATACATACGCAAAAAAAGCAGGAATAAGCTCTGTTGGTGCAGCCCTTATGGGAAGAGAAGTGTCAACTGATTTTGCTATGAAAGGCTCAAGTAGGGCTCTTCAAAATTATTCTGCTGTTACAATGTTTTTTAATGCAGGACTTCAAGGGTTTTATAGAGGATTTAGAGCATTAAAAGAAAATCCAAAAAAAGCAATGGCTGTAATTGGTGTTGGTATTGTTGCACCAGAAATAACTTTATGGACATTAAATCATAATCATAGGGAGTATAGAGAAGTACCAGATAGTGTAAAACAATTAAATTATCTTATCCCAATGTATATGAGAGAAAAAGCAGATGGAAGTCATCTATGGGAAGATGGAACTAGAAAAGTAGAAGAATTTGTTGCTATACCTAAACCTTATGATTTTGGTATATTTGCAAATATTGCTACAGGAATATTAGAAGGTGTTTACACAGTAAGTCCGGGTGTAGCTACACAATACATCATGAACTCATTTAGTATTATGATGCCGGGATTACAAACTCCTACTTTACTTAATCCTTGGGTTGCAATGTATACAAATACAAACTGGCAAGGTGACCCTATTAAGCCTACAGGTTTTTCTAGAAAAATTGATAGACTTCAATACAAATCAAATACCAGAGAAAGTATAATACAATTCACACAGTTTTTAGAAAAAATAACAGGTGATGGTGGATTAGCATTACGTGGTGATGGTAAACTAGGTGTAACAATATCACCAATAACTTTAGATTATATGGTAAATGCATATTTTACTGGCCTTGCAAGTTATCCATTAGATTTATTAGATGCTCGATTATGGGATGACGTACAGTTTGGCGAATTACCAAAAGAAAGAGGAGATAGAGCCGATTTAGCACGGCAACCTTGGTCAATAATAACAAGAAAATTTACTGTTAAAACACCTGTAAAAAATAGTAAAAACATTAAAAAGTTTTATGATATTAAAAATAGAGCTGATGCTATCAAAGACTTAAAAAATGTTACTACAACAGATTTAAGAGAAGTTTTAAATATAAAAGAATTTTCAGAATCCCAAGAAGTAAAAGACTATTTAGGTATATCATCATTTTTAAGTATGATTGCTGAGAAATTAGCAGAGTCTCGCAATGTAAGAAACGATATTAAATTTATGAAATTTCTTCCGGGAACTAAAACTGTATATAGTGCAGAATTAAAACGGCAGCATATTGATGAATTAATTGCACAAGAAAATGCAATAGCATTTAAGGCTATACAACAAATAAAAAAGGCAAACTTTGATACAATTGAAACAGATATTTTTGGTAAAACTTATAACCCTACTAACGTTAAGTCTGATGATAAGCCTGTTACATTGTCAAGACAAATGCAAGAAATACTCAAATAATATGAATATCTTCAATTCTTTATTAGATATATTTAAATCTGATGATGAGCAAATGGCTGATATCATGATTAAAGCTAAACCTAAAGATAAAGAAATATTAGCTAGGACAATGTTTGGAGAAGCTAGGGGTGAGGGTAAAGAAGGAATGCTAGCTGTTGGTAATGTTATTATGAACAGATTAAAAGATGGTAGAAGTATTTATAAAGCTACAGATAAACCGGAACTTACAGGTGTTGAAAATATTATAAAAAAAGACAAAGCTTTTAGTGTATTTAATAATCCACAATCTAAAGATTACATAAACATGATGAAACCTATAGAAGAAATGGGTACTGCAGATAAAGAGGCTTATAAATTAGCTTTGGAAATATCAGAAGGATTATTAACAGGCAAACTTAAAGACAATACAGAGGGTGCCACTTTATATTATAATCCAAATAATGTAGTAGCTACCCCAGATTGGGCAAAAAGTTGGAAAACATCTAAAACTAAATCAATAGGTAATCATGATTTTTATATTGAGGTAAAATAATGTCACTAGATAAAGAAATAGCAGAAGTTAAAACAGAAGTTAAATATATTCGAGAAGATATAGTAATACTACAAAAACAAGTTCGTGACCTTAGTCAATCGGCAAATATGGGAATTGGAGGGTTACGTGTTGCCCTGTTCATTGGTGCTGTTTTAGGTGCTATTTGGACATTTATGAAATTTTTAAAATAGGAGATATTATGGATAAGATAAAAGATATGTGGAATAGTCTCAGCAAAAAAGGTAAAATGTTTGCCTATGGTGTTGGTGCTATTTTAATCCTTATTATAATTAGTTATATTATTTAATTAAATGGAATTTATTATGTTGGCAATTGTGTCTGCCTTAGCAGGCACCTTTGCCGATAATTTTTTAAACGCTACGACATCAAATGGAGGAACAAGAATGTTAGGTGGATTACCAGTAGAAATGATTACAATGTTAGGCTCTAGTGTTCTAGGTGGAATTATGTCCATTTGGGGTCAAAGTATAAAAGCTAAACAAGAACAGCAAAAAATGTTACTGCAAAGAGCAGATACACAAATGAAGTTTGTTGAAAGTGCCCGTACATATGATAATAAAGGATTTCAATGGACTCGTAGAATAATAGCACTATCTGCAGTTATGTCTATTATTGTGTGGCCAAAAGTTGTACCTGTATTTTTTGATACAAGTGTATGGCTTACTTGGACAGAACTATCAAGAGGATTTTTATTTCTTATAGAACAAAAAGAAGTAGTTATGGATAAAGAGTTTTTTGGCGTGGTTATTACCCCATTAGATACACATTTAATGTCAGCAATAGTTGGCTTGTATTTTGGAGGTAGCCTTGTTAAAAAATAGTTTATTAGTATTATTAATTTTATGTTTAACAACTGTCACTTTTGCAACAGATACAAATACACAATCGAATCAAAGTGGCTCTAACACAAATATAACAGGTGGCTATACATCAACAACATCAAATACGTACAGTGGTGGACAAACAAACACAACAACAAACACCACTACATCAACTTCCAATGGGTCAGATATACCCGTTAACTCGGCTAACGCACCATCCTATTCGGCAATGTCGCAGGATGTTTGTAGCATGGGTGTTAGTGGCTCTGTGTCTACTCTTGGCTTTGGGGTATCTGGCGGCAAACATGTAAGGGATTTAAACTGTGAGCGTATTAAGCTCAGTAAAGTTTTATTCGACTACGGTATGCGTGTGGCGGCTATTTCCCTTTTATGTCAAGATGAAAGGGTATTTGAAAGTATGATGATGGCAGGAACACCTTGTCCTTTTGAAGGAAAGATTGGGCCGGATGCTTTAAAGCAATGGAAGAAGTATGACATCGAAAGGCCCGATTATGAAATCTATATTTCTAAACTAGAAAATCGTTCTCGTATTGATGAAGAATTAGCTGAAATAGAAAAAGAAGAGCAGGCTAGAATACGACAAGAAGAGATACAAAAAGCTATTGCAGAAGGTAAAATAATAGAGACAAATATAGAAACAAAAGAAAAAAAAGTAATTAATGTTCACAAATAAATCTCATGAGAACATACATAAAAAATACAACTCTATGGATGCTTAGGGTTTATATTGTATGGTCAATTTGTTTAGATATAAGCGTAATTACTGGACTATTATATTATTTCTTTGTTTATTAGCAAGACCTGTTTTTTCTGTTGATGAAATAAATACAGGTAATTTATTAACTAACAGTACGTTTGATAATGGCTCCTTAACAGGGTGGACTACAAATAATACTAATCAATACCATGATGGTTTTGGTAATGAATGTGTAGGTTTAGCTGTTGATAATGATAACTCTGGATGTGGTGTATCGGGTAGTGCCGCTTTAAATGGTGGTGGTTATATAGAACAATCTGTATCTTTAGCTAATGATGGTGGATTAACTAAATCAGATATCAATGGTGGTTTTAAATCTACAATGTCTGTAGATGCATGGTTTTGGAGTGGCTCTGATGACCAAGTTATTATACGACAAACATTAGTTGATGATAATGGTAATGTCACCACACAAACGAGAATTGTAACAGGAACTACAGATAAAGTTTATACTAATGGTTATGATACCTATACGGATACTATTATAGTGTCTGAAAATACACAAGAAGATTATACTATTACTGCTAGAGTAGGAGCTGTCGATGGTGGTGGGTATAATACTGGTGACAGTCATAATGCCCCGGATATTGATAATGTTACATTAGATGTTACTTATTATATACCAGATATATTTGAAGCAGAACAGCTTGAAGAGCTTGAAGTAGAAACAATAGAAATTATAGAGTTTGAAGAATACTTTTCTGTCGATACAGATACAGATTTTTTTGAAGAGTATGTTATAGATACTTCTATGACCATGGATGAACCTATGGAAATGGAAGGTGTTACTGAGGAGTTTAATGAACCAGTAACAGAGGAGGTACCTAATGATACCTATGATGATACAGGCTTGGAAGAGCCTGCACCAACAATGGAAGAGGGCCCAACGAACGAAGAGAGCTCACCAGAGACTTTTGAAAATGAAGAGGAGGTTATGGAAGAGCCGACTAGAGATGAATTTGAGGAGGAAACATCTAGTCAAGAAACTGTAGAAGAATCTCCAACAGAAGAAGAAACAACAGAGGAAACTACAGAGGAAACAGAAAACAAAGAAGAGACAGAGACAAATGAAAAAGAGACTTCCGAAGAAACAGAACCCAGTAGTGAAGAGTCTGATGACTCCGAGGTACAGGCAGAAAGTGAAGGAGAACAAAAAGACATACAATCGGGCACCGTGGCAAAAACAGGGCCTATTAAAAATGTTGGGGGAATTGCAGTAAAAGTTAAAACTGTAGAAAAAGAATTAAGTAAATTTGATAAGCTACTACAACAACCCGATTTAGGACAATATAAAGAAGTCTCTTTTTATAAGTCTAAAAATATTTACACAGATTTAGATATGAGTTTTTTTGAACAGGCAAATCTTAATATGTATGCTAAAGATATTTACACAGGCATAACATTAGATACTTATGTTCAAAATGACCCAGTAGAAATACATAGGGTCAAAATAAAAGAAGCAAAAAATAAAACTAAATTATTATTACTAGAACTGGAGGCATTACGCAATGAAAATAATAGATAAGCTTAGTACATATGCAGCACTGATTGGTACAATATCAGTTATTGGAGGAGGCTTCTATGCATGGGGTCAATTCAATAGTAGACTTGATGCATTAGAAAGTGAACCACCAGTAAACCTACAACCCTTACAAGATAAAGATAAAGAGTTATCAAGTAAAATAGATGATGCTTTATTATATGCAAATGAATACAAAGTAGATTTAATTGATAGAATAAAAAATGTTAATGATAAAATTATTCCTGTAGATTTAACTTTAGTATTTAAAGAAATAGGTAAAGTTAGAGAAGAAGTAGCTATGATTGACATCCCTAATATAGACGGCATTAAAAAGGATATCAAAGAAATAAATGCTACTATAACAAGACTAGAACAAAAAATTGCTATTCTTCAAAAAGAAAATGAAGTACAAGATGCTCAAATAAAAGAAATTAAAGTTGAGTCTAGCAACCCACTAGGAGGTTAAATGCAAGTACCTATTAATCAGCCTAAAGTTACAATGAATAATCCTTTAACAAGGGATATGTATTTTTATGATTTAGTTAATCAGTATGGAAAAGGAAGAGATATTACTCCAATGACATCTGCATTAATGTCTTCAGAAAAACCTAAATTACCTACCATTGAAATAAAACCAATGGCACAACCCAATGTATCTATGAATAATATTGTGCCAACAATGGAACAGCCAACTAATACTATCTTAAATCAAAATTTAGGATTAATGGCTACTACAAATTTAAAGAGATTTTAATAAACCGTTAAGCTGTTCATCAAAATACTGTGAGTCAGCTTTACAGTGCCTTATAACGGCATTAATTAAATGAGCATAAAAGTCATTACCCAGTTCTTTAAGAACTGACTCGGGAGGTAACGACTCATGTCTTGTAATTAAATTGCCCTTATTATCAATTGACACTTCAGTCTTAAAAATGATAGCTTCATTATTTTGACTGGGTGTCATTTTTTTTGCCCTCATCTCTAACAAAGTTAGGATTTATGTTTGGGTCTAGCTTAGTTAAGTTATTTAATAAACCAATTAGTCCTGCTACTTCTTGGTAAGGTCGTGTAAATAAATACTTTGCTACAGTACTTATTTGTTTATCTGTAATAATATAATTTGTTTCCATGTTACTCCTTGTCTCGTTGTTTAATTTCACCTGCAATTGCACCATAAGCCGCCATATCAATATACGTATCATTGGTTGGCTCACCTAATTTAGTTCTTGCAATTTTTAATAAACACATCATAATAGCCACATCGTGTGCAGTTACTCGACTACCTAAGTATGCTGCCCATAATGTGGCTATATTTTTATGGTTATCTACCTTGTCACCATAATCTTTTTGCCGTTGCCCGCCGACTAATTTCGTTGCTTCTTTTAATAAATCATCTGTTTTCATTACCATTGTATCCTCACAGTTTAAATAATTCATTAATTGGAATAAGGTAAGCTTTTGATTTTTTAAAGTCACCTACATTCTTTGTTCTATGTTTATGTTTTTCAATTAGTTGTTTTAACTTATCTGTTTTAAACCATATAATACAATGGTCTTCTTTACCATTAGCTAATACGTGAGCCCAGTAGGTAGCCTCTGTTTTTGCTATACCACTTGGTTTACCAAACGACTCATACTCAATAGCTATGTTACCAGTTTTAAACCACCAGTCTCTCTCTGTTTTAACTTCAATAGTTCCTTCTTCAATCATCTGACGGATACGTTCTTCACGGCCCTGTCCATATTTTAAATCAATATCAAATTTAGTATTTTTCATTAGTTTAACCTTTTTTCTCTTTTTTTATGTAGTGTATCAAAGTCCACAGTATTGTTTTCTAAGGGATTAGCAAGTGATTCCATACCGTCATCAAATACTTTATCCGGATTTTCTATAGCTCTTTTAACCATTCCATGTGCTATTGTCAATGCAATTGAATATGCGTAATTCATTTGTGATAACTGTCTTTCTACAACAGAGCATGCAAATCCATTTGGCGATGGGTACACATGTATTGTAACTTTGTTTTCTTCATCAAGAATGCCATTATCCATTTTGTTCTCCTATTAGTTTTATAAAATGACTTGCGTCAACAATAGCTAATGGCTGAAGCTTATTCATTTTGATTATAGCAAGAGGTATCTGTTTATCCTCTGCATTGCTTTGTGCTTGTTCCATGATATCATAAATACCTTTAAATGTTTGTTTATTTTTACATTCAATAGAATATTTAATAGACTCTTTTGCAACATTAGATAATTTAATATCTTGTCCAGACTCACCCATAATGGCAGACTGGACATCATTATTATTTAAAGAAGGAAATACTTTTAATAGTTCATCACGAACCCATTGTTGTAGCTTTCTACCTTTAGCTTTTCTACTCCGGACTGATATCATCTGGTTCTTTGCGTGGATTAGTTACTTTCGTATACCACACATATTTAGGTTTAGAAGAAGTGGATTGTTGCTGTGGTAAGTATTGTATCTCATCACCCCAACAAGGTTTCTTATAAGGGCAAAAATTACATACACTATTTAATACTCTATTACCTGTAGGTTTTCTATAAAAAGTCTCCTCTACATCTTCGTAACACCTTTTAAATGGTACATTATCATCTAATGCTTTTACCTTTTCTTTTGCTTCTTTAATAGCTTTTTGTTTATGTTCATCATCTATTCTTGGAGTTTCAACGACAGCCCATTCACCTGTTGATTTATTAATAGCTATCCAACCAGCAAAATCTGAATTATCTGCGTCACCATAAAGATATCCTTGAGAGACATAACCAAAAGTATCATTTGTATTTATAGCGTCAAATCCACCTTTGTCTCCAAATTTATAATCAAAAGAATAAGGCGATGCACTTTTAATATCCCATACTCTATCCTGTATTTTTACATCATATGTCCCTTCTATTTTTACATTATCAGATTTAAATGTAACTGGTTTTTGAAACTCTTCTATTTTTATACCTGCAGATTTCATGATAGCAACACTAAGTGCCTCAATAATATCTCCAAATATGAACCTCATTTTAGCATTATAAGGAGGTAGTTCTGGTTTTTCCCCTTTCTTTTCCATTTGTAATTGGCATAAAGGTCTGCCAATATTACTCATACGGACACGAAATTTATCTTCACGTTCCTCGGTAAACTGTTTTTTAAAAGCATCCTTACATGCCTCACCAAACTCGTTTATAACAGTACTTGATATAGGTACAGAGGCCTTATTGGCCTCTGATAGGAATACCTGTACTTTTTCTAGAATAGAGCTCATTATCCTGCTGCCAGAATATTTTCTGGGCTCTCTTCTATCTCGTTGATAACTTTTGCAGTCTCACCATCAGATGATTTTTTATCCTGTGCCTCTTTCCATTTAGCAAAGATAGCATCGTTTTCATCTTTAATGCGTGACTGGAACATTTCCATATGCTCAAGGTCATCTTTAGTAAACTGTACTTCTTCATTGGAGATAGAAATACTAGGTACATAATATACATTTGAACCTGCAGTTTTACGTAAAGGTGTATTCAAGTGTAAGACATGATTTTGCATAAGCTTATCCTTACCTTTTAATCCTTGAATAGCCTCTGATACAGGCCTAAAAGATGAACCTGCTGAACGCCATAAGATAGGCATATTCTCAACTTTTACAGGAGAACCGTCTGCAGTTGTTGCGTCCATTGTTACCAAACCATACACTAAAATGTAACAACGAGCACTGCGTTGAGCTTCTGCTTCAGCAGGTGTTAATTCATCTTTTGATTTACCTATAATTCTACCACATCTAACACCGCCGGTGCTATCTATGGCTTCTTCTTTCCAACTTTTAAAGATGATAGAAGTAGAAGGATAGGAATTAGTGTCAGCATCATATTTCATATACTGATATCCTCTAATAAAAGGCCTAAAGTGTACGGGCTTATCCTTTTCTTTTAAAGAATATACCTTAGCCTCAATATCGGGATAATAAGTTGAATAGACACCCGGTCTTAGAGTATTACCCTCTTCGTCTTCCGCCTGTCTACTTATAGATAGTTTGGGCAAAATTCCTGCACTCATTTCGGAGCCATCATCTTGTCCTGTCATTTTCATAATCTCTTCTTTACTTAGAGATTGAAATGTTTGTAAGTCATTTACCATGTGTTAACCCTCCTAGGTTAAATATTGTTAAATTGTTTATAGATATTTATGTACGATTTGTCAAGCATAAATTTCTGTTTCTAACCAATTAGGGCCTACTTTTATTTCGACATCAAGAGGTACATTGAAGTCTATACCATACAAGTCTTTCATTGATTGTATTACCCCTAAACAACCTTCACGCAAAGAAGTAGCGACCAACTCTTCTTCGCCGGGGAATACATCCGCAACAATAGAGTCATGTACAGTGTTAATAAGTAGGCTCCTAGTTTGGTTTTTCTCTAGTAATTTGTGTATGTTAATACACGCTAGAGGTACGATGTCGGCAGTAGCAAATCCTTGCACAGGATAATTTTTTATCTGTGTAGAAAAACTTGCACCGCCCCATGGCATGCGTTCTGCTTTTGGAAAAGCATATTGTCTACCAGAAGATATCGTTACTGTTTTGTGACGAATAGCTTCATCTTGTAGTCTATCATGCCAAACTTTTATATCCGGATACTTTTTTAAGAATGCGGAATAATATTTCTTTTCATTTTCTGTACCAGACATGCCACCATACAAAGGTTTAAATGTATGGGGTTTTGCCTCTTGTCTTGAACATCCAATAATATCTGCTGTGTATTGATGAACATCAACACCATTTTTAATATCCTTAATACCTTGTTTATCTTGAGCTAAAAATACAGCAGTTCTAAATTCTAATTGAGCATAATCTATTTCCATAATTTTACCATTTTCAAATCGTGAGGCAATAGATTTACGAATAGGAAAAGTAGAACCCCTTGGTTGATTTTGAAAATTAGGGTCTCTACTTGATAATCTTCCTGTTGCTGTAATACATTGCATAAATTGAGGATATAAAAATCCATTAGACTTTCTAAATTTTTTTATTCCTTCAACAAATGTAGAGAGGTAAACCTCAAGGGCATTAAATCTCATTATCTTTTTAATAAAATCTTTTAGCTCTTTGTTTTGAGAAAACCTATCTATTCTTGATAGTGTTATCTTATCTGTTTTAAATCCACCTTCAGATATATCGGAAACATATTGTGGAATACCCGCATTAAATCCTGCACGTTCTGGTAAACTAATATAGATAAAACCCTCAGCATTACAATCTGTACATTTATTTAGTGATTTATAAGGCTGACCATTTGTTTTAGTTTTACGTATTCTACCTTGACCTTTACAAACAGAGCATTGCTCTGCTCTTGTTTTATACACAGGCTCCAACTTACCTTTAAACATCTGTTTCAATTGTGTTTTAGAGTAAGGGGGCCTTTTTTTTGGTCTCTTAGTTATTGGGTCAATACCTAAATTAAATTTCTTTGACCAGTCTTTTTTATTATTTACTTTTACACCATAGACTAGCCAAGATAATTGTTCTGGGCTTGAAGGGTTTATTTTTGTATCGCCCATTCTTTGATGAATTATATTATCAAGCTCAACTCGTAACTTTTTATACTCTTCTTCAAAGTCTTTTTCCACAGTATCTAAAGCGGTACTATCAATATAGATACCATTGTTCTCCATGTGCGAAAGAACGACACAAAATTCACACATAACTTTTACTGTTTTTAGTAGCCCTTTATTACTTGGTTTGTTAAATTGTGCCATTTGTGAATCGAACAAAGCTCTTGTTGATTTTATATCAAGCCTACCATACTCATCTAATTCAGACATCGGTACATTCTCAAAAGAAATATTTTGTTCTAAATACTTTTCCATTAAATCAGACTTTTGTATAACACCTCTTCGTTGGCATAAATGTTTTAGTTTAAGGCTTGTCTTTACACCTCTTTGTAAAACATATTCTCCTATCATGGTGTCATAAATTCTACCATTATATGTAAACCCAGACTCCCATAACCATATTAAATCAAACTTAATGTTATGACCTACAAGTAAGGTAGTCTTATCTAAAATATCTTGCACTCGTTTTCTATCGGGTACACCTTTAAATTCTCGGTGTTTAAAAAAGATATAATCATCATTGAGACCCATGCATATTAAAAAGTTTTCTGGGTTCTTTGTTGATGGGTCTTTTTGTCCATCGACAACTTGGAATGATGTTTCTACGTCAAATACTGTAATCATTTTATAGTCTTTCTCTTATTATCAAAAGAACACTCACCGTTCTCATGAACATACAATAATTTTACCCCCAATTGTTTTTGATAATCAGTTGTTTTTCTATGTATTATACTGCCGGGTTTCCATGTTTTTCTATACGAAACAGACTTAACATCTAACTTAATAACTCGACCTGTATCTTTATGTATACCAACAATATCAATAGGACAGCCTTCTTGCTTTCTATTAAAGATATAATAATTATTTTTTGTTAGCCATATAGAGGCGTAGTCTTCACTAATTAATCCTTTTTCAATTTTTTTCATCGATAATAACTTTCTTTTGTTTCTATTAATCATAAATCGTACCTCGATAATTCTGGCTGTATGGTACATGTAATTAAACCATGCCAACCTGTTATTTTATTTTTGCTTATTGCTAAGCTTCTTACATTTTGATTATCTTCTAGGCTGTTGTTATATCCTACTCCAATAATCACATCTGCCTCAGCGGCTTTACCTGTTTTACTTCCCTCCATCATATCAAAGGTTAAGTTAAACTTACCGTGCCCATCAGCGGAAGCTTGCGATACTGCTATTACACAGCAATTATTTCTTTTTGCTATCTCTCTTGCACCAGTATAAATTGCTCTAAGTTTTTCATCGGTGCGTGCAAAATTACCTTTTACATTTACTTTATCTAACTGGTCAATAACTAGTATGTCTGGTTTTTCTTTCTTTACAAAGTCATCTACCATTTCTAAGTCCCAATCTACAGTGTCTAGAATGTTAATATTTTGTCGTATTTCGGCCCATTTTTCCTTTGCTAAAGGCATATCAGCCCGTACTTCATCAAAAGTAAGGCCTGTATAGGCATTTATTAGTCTCATTTGAGTCCTAATTGCAGGCTCTTCGTTGATAAGAGCACATACTTTAGCCCCTTGAGACGCAAATCCGTCAATTCCTGCGACTAAATTTACCCAGAATGCTGTCTTACCACTCTCTGGTCTCGCAAAGACTATCACTAGATTACCTTCACCTACACCATTAACTTTATCTCTAAGTGGTGCTAAATTAAATTTAAATTTTGTATTATCTTTTAAGCTTTCTATCAGCGTATCAATATCACCAGTAACATAAGAATAATCATCATCATTATCTGATACTGGCTCTTCTAATATCTTTTGTATTTCAGAAAAATCTGCGTCTCTTCCATTGTATATTTCTGTAGCAAGAACAGCTATTCTACTTGCAAGTCTTCTTTTGTACAATGATTGGAGAATATTATTTGCAATCGTTTCATTAGGTTCTGTTAAACTATTTATATCTTTAATTAAATTACTAAAGTTTTCTTTTGATGCCCTTGTTAATGCAGGATTGTATACATCTGTATGCAAAGAAGATATTTCATTTATACTTAAATTAGCATCAGAGTCTTCATGAGCACGTCTAATGGTTTCATATAAATCTCCTGTACCATTTGTAAATAATTCTTTGGAGACTTTAGTTTTGTTTTTAGTGTAAAAATCTTTTTTTAATAATAATTTAATTAGTTCTTTTTCCATTGTTGGTCGCTTTCAGTTGTTTTAATATCTCTCTCATTAATTTTGTTTTTGTTTTGCCTTTCCAAAGTTGTGTATAAAACTTTGCACTGGTTTTGTCAAGTCTACATGACGCTGTACCTAATGGCCATGATTTTAAATATGCTAAATAAAATTTATCAGATAAACTTCTCATACTTTTTTGGCTTATTTTAACGGCTATTTTTTTATACTCACCTGTTACACCATAGACACAATGAAAATACTTTTGTTTTTCCATAACAAACCAAGGGTAACTGCCGCAGTCAATTAACTTCCACATTATACTTGCCTCATAAAACTATAATCATTTCCATAATCCCAATCGTCTGTACTCTTACAAGGAGTACATATACGATTATGCGAACCTTCACTGTCAAAATTATTATTGCACATTAAACATATTTTTTTAGTTAAATTTTCTGTTTTAATTTTTCTCATATGAACAGCACCTCTTCTAAAAAAAACAGTGCGTTTATGACCTTTGGCTCTATTATATTTTCTTCTTTGCATTTTTTTTACTCCTGCGTAACAGAGATATCCATGTGTCTTCAAACATCACAATACCTTGTTTTATATTTTTCTTTGTTTTGTTTTTATCATGTAAGTAATCATACAGGAAGTCTGTAAGTAAGTCAACAAATTGAATTGAAAAGAATTTTTTAAACATAATAATTTATTATCCCTGATAAAAAAATAAATAAAGCTATGGAATTAATAAATACAAGAGCCTTATCATGCCATAACATTCCTACAATAAACCATCCAGTAACACCTACAGCATGAAAAAACATATTATAAGGCTGTATATTTGAGGCCGTTAAAATCATTCCAATAAGGATAATACCACTGGCTATCCATTTGATATACCAAGATAAATCTCCTTTTGGAGTTATTTTATTTTTAGGCATGCACCCACCATTTTGGAGGGAATACACCTTTTTCCCATTTAGCAAAATACGCTTTAGCACCTTGATAATATTTTCTGTATGCAGTTACATAATCTTTATCTTTGTATTCATCTGGCATACATTGAGGTGGCTCACTAATATAATCTTTATGCATTACTTTTTTAATTTTATTTTCATATTTATTTTTATAAATTGCATCAATAATACGAAATGATTTATGTTCTTTATTAAATCGTTGTTCATATTGGTGATTAATATATACAGCGTTTTTTAATGCCCAAATAAAATTTTGTCTAGTATGACCTACCCATATAGTCATTGGGTGTTTAGGATAAGCAGGCTTGTATAAATCATCAAATTCTTTTTCTGCATTAGCTTGTACAGCAGTGGATAACATTTGACAACTTTCTAATAACATTTTTGGCACATGCTTATCACATAAAGCAAGTGCAGCTTTGGACGGGTCACTATCTAAAAAAAATATATTCATAATAATAAACTTTCTATTTGATGTTTATCAAAATACTTCAAATCATCTTCAAGTATCTTAACTTCACTATCCATATAATATCTTAATTGGTTGCTTATGTCAAACGCCTTAGTCGTTGCGTCTCTGTCTAATGCCACAATAACTTTTTTAAATTTACTTTTTAATACAGGAATAAAACTTGCAGGTAAACTTGTACCCATTAAAGCTACACCAGTATAAACTTCCGATACAGCACAGGCACTGGCACAATCCTCTACAAGTACTGCCGTATCACTATTACCACAAATAAACGGATATGTTTTATCCCCATAGATATACCATTTAGGATACACCTCTGCATTTAATCCTCTTCCAATTGCTCCTTTTATTTTTTCTTTTTCTTTTATTAAAAATACAGCTCGGTGTTGTCTTGCGTCATACCGCATGTCTGCCTTACCATCTATGTATGCTTGTATAGAATGGTTTTTCTTTAAGTAATCAGTACATTTATCTGTAGAAAAAATACTAACAAAACTTTCTGGAAGTACAAAGTCTTTTGGCTTTTCTTTTTCTTTTGTTACTACGGTTTCGATTACTTGTTGCATTGTCATTTCTCCTTCATGTTTTCCCTTTGATGAGCAAGACGCATGAAAGCAATACCACATCAAATGAGAATTATGTTTTTTGACGGTGAGGGTATTTGTGTTATGACAAAAAGGACAATCAATACGCATGTCCACATCTGTATTGGGGATTAATGTTTTTATAATGGATAATTGTTGTGTATAATTCATGGTTTGTTTTTATAGTATAAAATAAAAAGAGTCAAGGGCAGAAAGGAAGGCAAAGCACCCTTGACTCGTCAAATCAGCAACCAAGCCCGATTTACGCCCCTATGTACAGCTTGGGGTACGACGTTTCTTGTTGCTATGATTACAACTAACTGTTTTGCTACACAGGATAAACAGCAATCCCCCAGATTCAAACTAGGACATAGTTGTAAAACTCTAAACTTACTTGAGGAGACGAAATATTTCTTCGAAACGGCTGCAGTATCTCCTCAAATAAATTTGGAAACACAATACATATATGCGGCGACACTACATATTGTGTTTCCTTTTCTAACCAGACTTATTCTGATTAAAACCTAATTTTATATACTGACCTCCCTTTTTAAAGTACTTATCGGAACACTAGTCGGTGGCGGTTTTATCCACTTTCACAGTATATAAACTCTATAATATATTATACCTCCCCTTGTGTCAAGTTTCTGATATCATCAATGTTCTTTTGAATAACCGCAAGTTTTCTTTGCACCATTTGGTTATCCTGCGTACTCCCTAACATTTTATTAAAAGCACGTATTACATGTATCACATCCATATCAAGTATATCAATATTTTCACCTTTAGTTTCAGAGAAATATTTATTTAAATCATGTAGGTCATATGGTGTAGCCCTACCGTCTATTTCCTGTAAAATATTTAAAATTTTTCTTACTTGCATTATTTTACCCTCACAATCTTATCATTTTTCATTGTTACTTCTGCAAAAAATTCTCGTTTATACCCTGTTATGTGCGGTCTATTGCAACCTGCAAATGAACCATTAGATTTATATTCTGCACCAAACATACTTGTTTCAGTATAATCTAATTCTTTGCCTATGTTTTCTTTTAGTTCTTTTTTAGTTTCATAGTTTAGTATCATCATAGTTTTGTCCTTTCAATTATTATTACAGTATAGACTAAGCTAGTCCTTATGTCAATTCAAGCTCTCTGCATATTCTCGAACTAACTCATCTATTTTTTCTGGGTCTACAAACTTCTCCCAATCATCATAAGTTTTTTCAACATACTTCATGACATTTTTTACAATATCATCATGGTCTTTACCCTCATATAATTTAGGTAATTCCTTGTATATCTCATCAAGCATTTGCTCTTGCATATTTTCTGCATAAACTTCCCATCTTAAATCGCTCATGAGTTTGCCTCAATAAAACGGATAACAGCATTAGAATTTTCTGCTGAAATATACCAGTCGGGAACACCCCCATATAAATTAAGAGCAGAGTCTTTTATAGATTTAGAACCTGCATCATCTTTTCCAAGTAATGTATTGGCATAATAACGGGCAACATGCTGTCCATATTTTGTATGCCTATATCTTGTATCATAAAAACTTACAAATATTTCCTGTGTTTGTATGTCTTTATCTAAAGTAACATTGAAAGTAATATCATCATCATTTGTTACTTGCATAGCTTTGTATGTATTTTTTAACATTTTTTTATCCCTTCTATTTTCATGTAACACCATGTCACATTAGTACTTTTAGTGTTTGTGGTAGCTGACATTTTTTACCTCCTTACTCCAACAAGCACGACAATCACGGCACTCATTGTCTTGAAATCGTGCAGGGCAATCATGGCCAACAGGATTACTTTTATAATGTACTGTTGATGTAAAGTCAAATGAGGGCAAAGGCTCCCCATCAATAAGCGGTGCTGATACTCTCACAGTTAGATTGTCTGGAAAACTACCATAGATTTTTAGATAGTCTTTTACAACCTTTACTTCTCTTGTAGGTAGCCAGTGTTTGATATCGGGTGTTTGCTGACATATCATCACAATTTTTTCTAGCATAGATATATCGGCAAGGTCACCACTATCAAACCACCTAAAGTATCCAGACTTGGCTGAATACCTGTTTATCATAAAGGTCATCGCCTCAATAAACTTAGGGTGCTTGAATGCGTCAAATCTTTTCTGCAAACCTTTTTGAACATCGGGAAATAAATAATTACCCTTCATGGCATAACAGCCCTCACATGTTGACCCTTCAACATTACGTAATTTACTGCCTGTTTTGCATAGTTTAGCAGGGGTGTTGTAAGTTGGGCAAGGCATTTTACCTGCTTTACCCAAACTAATCATTACAGTTTTAGCTTGCACTGTTGTTGTAATAGTATTCATATTTTCCTTTCTGTATATAAACATAATATCATTATTCTAATCTTATGTCTAATCCTTCTTGAACTCCTGTATTAAAATAACAATAAATATTAATAATAATATACTTAAAAAAATCATTGACAAATTCCTGTTTAATGGTATAATGAAATCCCCCATATAGGGAGCCTCTACGTATACAGGTATCCATCAACTCTTAGTTACCTCAGCTTTATCAAATTCAAAGTCATTTAATTCTGGATTTATAGCATACCACATACTAGCTAATACTATATGATTAACTCTAGGATATTGTTCTATAAATTCCATTAGGGTAACTTGTTCAGCTACCTTTTGCATTTGCCTAACTTCCCAAACTCTATTATGTAAATCTTTATTAGATATTTTAGTCATAGTACTCCTTAATATTTTAATTGTTGTTTATCAACAATCCATAAATGTTTAATTTTTGTTTTACCTTTTTCAAATACAGCATTTATTTTGTATTCCATTTTTGCATTTT